CGACCCATACATCACCAGGATGTCCTGATAATTCAAAGTTCATTCGCTCTCTTGCAGTAAAGAAATCTTTACCCCAGTTAGTTGCTACGCAATATTTATATGCCATATTACTCCACTAATGTTATATCAGCTGGTCTGTCTCTCATAGCTTGTTGTTCTGCAGGTAAAGCGTCCCAAGCAGCTTGTGCCGCTTGTACTTCTGCATCAACAATCGCTTGAGCTTCAGCTTTCGTTTTAACAGTACCTAAAACTTTTGCAATCCAAAGATTTGCATCTTTGTTATGTGCTGGTACTTGCCAAACATTACCAGGTAATCCAGAGATTGTAAACTTAGCAGATTCGCTATGTTCAATAAATCCCTTTCCCCAGTTCTCAGCTACGATGTATGTTTTTGTTGTCATATTTTCCTCCTGTTAACTTACTGTAATTGTTTTTGTTACTAATGCTCCTGGACCTGTATAATCTTCCACACTAGTTATTGCTCCAACTCCAGACATAGCTTTTGCACCTGATACACTTCCAATAGAAGAAAGAGATGCTCTAGCTGTTCCTAAATTTCCTTGTGCAGCCCAAGCAGTACCATCATAAGTATTTGTTGCTGCTAGGGGTGCTGTATCATAACCTCCTGTTACAATTCCTGCTGATTCAACTCCTGAACCAGCTCCTGCTTGTAAAGGGACTGGATAATTTGCTTCTGATGCCCAAGTAGAACCATTAAAAGAAGCAAAAGTATTAACTTGAGGACTTTCTCCAGTTCCAGCTAATGTTGCTGTTTGAGTTCCAAATGCAATATGATTTCTTTTTGAGATAGGCCAGTTAGGAGCAGAAGTCCAAGTTGATCCATTATATAAATTAGTAACATTTGTTACAGCTGGAACAGATGAATCGATACCACCAACAGCTAAACCTGCTGTTTGTGTTCCTGCAGCTCTAAGATCCCAAGCGTTTAAAGGATAATTACCACTTGATGTCCACGTAGAACCATCCCAATTTGTTGTTTGATTTGAAGCACCAGGCGCGAGCCCTCCTACATAAAAAGAAGCTGTTGAAGAACCTTGTGTACTTCCTCCCCAAGTACGATTTGCGGCTGGAATACTTGTAGAAGTTGTCCAAGTACTTCCGTCCCAAAGTTCATTAGCAGTAGACCCTAATGGAGCACCACCTGCTAATTGACCATCAGATGTAGTTGCTCCTATTCCTTGAGAATAATTGTGACTTGAATTTAATGATGGAGCACTTGCCCAAGTTCCTGCTGTTGTAGCTTCTTCTACCTTCCAAACATTAGAAGTAGAATTATACCAAACTTGTCCTTCAATCGGGTTGCTGGGGTCAGCTGAAAGGTTTTGAATTGTAAAACCTTGTATACCTTTATAAGTAGCCATTGATTATTTATCCTTTAATAACCAACCTTGAGTAGCTCCTGAATATACTAAAGTTAAACCAGCTCTTTCTACAGATACAGTTAAGTCTGCAGCAGAACCTTGAATGTTTTCAGAGTTTCTACCTACAGTTAGATTGTTAGTATCAAACGTTCCTGCGTAGTCAACAAATGTTACTTCATCTCCTAAAGTTGGAGTTGCTGGTAAAGTTGCCGTGTAGGATCCACTCGATGTATCTACAAAATATCCTTCACCTGCTACAGCTGTAAACGTAGTCGTTTTAACTGCTTGCCATGATGTTCCACCTGAAACATCTGTGAAAGTTAAGTTACCACTACCGTCTGTTTTAATAACTTGATCTGCTGTGCCGTCTGCACCTGGTAATGTAAATACTACGTTAGTTGTAACAGTAGCAGGTGCTTGTAATCCTACGTATTCTCCACCTGTACTATCTGATAATCTTAGATCACCTTGTGCACCAATTTTTAAATTTGATCCATCCCAAACTAAATTAGATGTACCTGCAAAAGTATCTGAGCTGTTGAATTGTACTTGAGTATTAGAACCACCTGGTGTTCCTAGTGGTACTTCATTTACATTTGTACCATCCGAATAAACTAATTTTGAACCTTTATCAGTAGTAGCAAAAGTAACACCTGTTCCTGAACTTGTTTTGAAAGCTAAAGTGTATGCACCACTTGTTCCATTATTTAAGATATAAGTTTTTTCAATTCCATTTGGAATAGTAACTTGTGAATTTGCAGATAGAGTTCCTGTAAATTTTAAAACTGCATTTCTTGCATTTGATATAGTTGCATCCGTCATTAACAAAGATGTATTTGTTGATGTTAATGATACAGCTTGGTATCCTGCAATCGCTTGTTGTAATAAATTTAAGTTGGTATTTGTTTTATCGCCCCACGTTCCCGAGTTTTCACCCGTTACCATTAGTTCGAGTTTAAGGTCTGTAGAATAACTTGATGCCATATAAATCCTTTGTGCTATATTATCATTATTAAGCTGCTATATCAACTTCAGTCCAAACATTTGATGCTCCCGTTGATATTTCTGTCCAAGTGTTTGTGACATTTGGATCAACTTCCTGCCATGCTTGTATTTTATCGGCACCTAGACTTAGTGTCAATGATTGGCCCGAAACTGTAACATTTGCATTAGCTACTGTAGTTACTGAGCCTATTGCTGAAGTCATTGCAATACCTGTAACTTCTGCCACGACTACCGCATCAACAGTACCTATTGCTGAAGTAAGTGCTTGTCCAGTTAATGTTAAATTAGCATCACCTGTTATGCTTATTGAGCCTAAATTAGAAGTTAGTGAAATACCTGTAATATCAACAGGTGTATTTAAATCAACTGTTTCATCACCAATATTTGAAGTTAAACTTAATCCTGTTTCTGTAACATTAGCATCAGCTGTAATTGCGACTGAATTAATTGCTGTACTTAATAAACCAGCCGTTGTTACTACAGGTCCTACTTCTATTGATTCTGAAACTTGGCCTATACCAGTATTTAATGCATTCTCAGTAGCGTTGATAGTTATGTTACCATCTGCATCTAAGTCTACCGCACCAATAGTTGAAGTTAATGCAATACCAGTTAGTGTAGCTATCGAATCTGCATCAAAATCTATTTGACCAATATTAGAAGTTAATACATTGCCATTAACATTTACGTCTGCATTTGCAGATGTAGTTACTGAACCTATTGCTGAATTTAATGATTGGCCTGTTACATTTGCTGCAACACCAATTGATATGTTAACTGATCCTACGTTTGAAGATAGTGTTGGTGTATTCGCACCTTCACCCCAATTACCTTCGCCCCAAGCAGAATTGCCCCAAGTATCGAAGCCTACTACTACGGCATTATCACCCCAGGCTTGTTCGCCCCAATTATTTGAACCCCAGGATGATGCTGCCATTAAACACCTCTTAGCTTATTCTTAGAATAGCTGCAGAGGTTGTGAAAGCTGGGAATTGAATTGTAAATGTTCCGCTTGTAGCTGTTTTATCTCCACCAAAGTCTAGTACAGCAACCGCTGTGTTTGAGTTTGATGTATTATAGATCAACGCACCTCTAGCAGTTAAAGTTACGTTAGTAAAAGATAAATTTGAAAAATCTACGATTGCAACGTCTGATGCAACTGAAGTTCCACCATTAACTAGTGCCTTTCCTCCAGCAGTGTAACCTGCAGGTGAAGATGTTTCAGATCCAGTTGTGTATGAAGTTGTAGATTTTCCTAAAGTTGCCGCAGAAGTATACATAGCTAACTTAAACACGCTTCCTGTTGAAGCGGTAAAGTCGTGCTTACCTTCTAATAATTCTTTTTTAAAAGAATTTGCAATTGCGTTTGTTGTTATTGCCATTTTAATGTCTCCTTAATATTAATATTATGGTGATGGTGATTCGACCTTAAGTCTAGGTACACCATCGTCAAATTCTGCTCTTCTTCTTCTGCCCATCTGTTGAATAGCAAAAGATTGCATAGCTTCATCATACCTTTGTCTGTATAAGTTGTAAAGATCTGTAGGTCCTTTTAGGTATGAAAAAGCTTCTACTAAAACACCATACAATAACAAAGCTTCTTGATACGTCGATAAAAACGTATTTGTAGTTGAGTTAAAATGAGGTGGATCTTTAATAAAATTAATTTGAATTGTATATGTGCTATCTGGAGTTGGAGCTACAGCTAAAGTGAAATCATCCCAATTAGCCCAATATTTCGGTTCTCCTGTTGCACCTGAACTATTGTATTCAGATATAAAACTTGTGTCTCTTTTTTCTAAAAAAGTTCTAGTAGATCCATTAATACTTTGTACTGATCTTAAAATTAAACAATCAGCAGGTAATGAAACATATCTATTACTAGCTGTAAATGTAGAAGTAGAATACTTTCTTAAATCATCGTAATCCACTTTACCTGCTATATCTAATTCAGTATTTCTAATAAACTGATCTAAGATACTATCAGTTAATACTGAACTATCTACCTCCGTGTAGTTTCTTACTTGTGTTAAAAAATTTGAATATGTAATTGCCATTATGTTATTACTATAGTTACGTTATTTATTCCCATTAATAATTGTCTTCTTCTATTTTGTTCTGATCCATTATCCGGTTGCATACCATTAGATAAAAAAGCAAATTCACCTGGAAGTGTTAGATTAGCTACACCTACTGTAATTCCACCTGAATCAGCCAACACACCATTTATATTAGTTGGTTGTTGAAATTTTTGTGATCTAGTATTTTGTAAAGCAATCGCATCAGGCTTGTGATACGGCGGATCAAGTTGTGGATGTTTTGCTTCAAATTCAGATATGTGTACTAAAGAACCATTCCATTCTTTTACCATTTCTGTGTAAGGAAATGCTTGTCCTGATCTATCAGATATTGCTTGTGATCGTTTTCCACTTGCGTATGCCATTATACTCCATCTCCATAAAATGTTTGTGGTGAAATATAAACTGAAGTTCTTTGACCATCTTCAGTTAATGCTCTTTGTAATTCGTCTTCGTAAATTAATCTTAATTCTTGTGTTCTTGCTGGTGCTTTTTTCATAGATAAATAATAAGCTAAACCTGAACACATACAAGGTAAGAATCTATAAACTATATCAGCTTGATTTGTATAAGCGCCTGCATCTTCTATTCTACCAATGTAATAATATTTTACATAAGTATAAGTTACTGCATCAGGTGTTAAGTATAAAGTAATAGTAGGTGTTGTTTGTCTGTTCACATAATATTGTGAAGGTTGTCCTGTTGAACCTTTGTTAGGTAAACCTGCGTAAGCTGATCTATCTATTTTAGTTAGACTTACATCCGTGATGCTTGGTCCAATACCTGTGCCTGTTGAGATATAAGCTTCTAAAATATCGCTACATCCTGTTGGTGCATTATAAGTAGCTGTACCTGAGCTTAGTACTTGTTCTTGCAAGGCTACCTTCCAAAGATGCACGCCTCTGTTGCCCCATTCAGAAAATAATAAATTTAAACTTCTTCTAGCTGATCTTAGATCATAGCCACTATTAGTACGTATCCCGCATCTCTCGTATGCTTCTTCAATGATATCATCGATGTTTAAATCGAAGGATGTTGTACCTGATGTAGCCATAGTTCATTAAATTAAATCTTTAATGTATTCGTAACCTTTACCTGGAACCAAAGATTCATCTTGTAATCCCATACCTGATGTTCTAGCTTGACCGTAACCTTTTTTAGTATCACCGCCCATAGATTTTTTCATCATCTTACCATATTTAGCATAACCCATTCTGTTTCTTACTTCTGGCGGTAACTTGCCTAATGATTTTTCTTTTCCAGCTGGAACAGGTTTTAAATTAGTCATCATACCTTTTTTAGCTTTTTTAACACCTTTTAATTTTCCTGAATTCTCCATTGCATAAAACACGGATTCACCTTTTTTGTTTCCGTATTCTTCTTTCATTTTTTCCATTATCTTTTCACCTTTTTTATTTAGTGGCATACTAATCTCCTTAAATTAAATCCTTTATATAGTCAGCTTGTTTTCCAATTATCATTCCACCTTTTGATTTCATTTTTACTTTCTTAGTTCCTTCTGAACCAACAACTGTAAACTCATCAGCAACTTTATATTCTTTTCCTTTTTCTGAAGCTTTCTTAGCTAACTCTTGTGGGCTCTTACCTTTTTCATAAGTACCTAATCCTGAAGCAATTGTTAAAGCTGCTCCGACCGGTGTTGCCATTCTGGCAACTTTAGCAACCTTAGCAACTTTTGATGAAGCAATTTTTTTAAATATGTCTCCAGCTTGTTTAGCTTTTGTTGCTGGGCCTGAAGGAATTACAAAAGGTGCTTTAGAAGAAAGTTTTACTGTTCTAGTTGGCTTTGCAGGTTTTTGATTTGCAATAGCAGAAGGTTTAGAAGCAGATTGTTCCATTCCTTTTGGAAGTGATGGTTTTTTAATAAATGATAATAAACCTTTATCTAAAATATTTCTCATTTTTTGTCCTGCTTTGTACATAGTTGATTCTACTTTAGACGAACCTGTGGCTCGTTTAATCATCTTCATACCAGGATATTTTTTATACTTTTTGTTCATAATCTTTTTGAGCCGCGGCTATGAGAGAGTTAAGTTTCTCCTTTTTGCGGTTGTACAACTTCTTTGATTGTACCACTTTAGAGTGGTATTTTCTAGACCCTAGATCTTTTGCTATTTTGTTTCTTTTTTGCATGAGCAGAATCTTTCATTAATCTGCCATTAGGCATATAATGATAACCTTTAGGTGCTTTCTTCTTTCTAGCACCTCTAAGTTGCCCTTCTACTTGTTTAGTCATTTGTGATCTTCCAATTGCCATATTATCTCCAAGGTTTATATTTAGTTTTACCATCCTCTCGATAAGCAATCAAGGATTCTTTTTTATTTAAATCTGTTGAATAACTGCAATGAACCCACCCTGATGATGGTTCTCCTTCTTTATAGAACTCAAGGATAAGCTGATTCCAAATAAGGTTATCCCTAATCCATTGTGCTAATTCCTTATTATCTATTCCTGGAATCTCAAAATCAGCTGCTGCTGATTTATTATCTGCACAATGTTCACTGGTAATTTTTGATCCTATCTCAATACATAATTCTGCACAACGAAATCCAGAACTAATAATAAGAGGCCTGTCGAAATGACTACGGATTGGTTGTAAAATATTCACGGCCAATGCTTTTAAATTTTCTATTTGCATTGGTGATGGATTGTTATTAATGCCTTTACGTTCGGCAACTTGACTTTTAATAAGCTCGTCTAAGCTTATGTTAGCTGTAAGTTTCATAAATCAATAGGGCAAGTATATCATTACTTGCCCTATCGTTAAAGGTTATTTAACCTCTATATCTAAAGGCTTAATTTCTTCTGGTTCATTAACGCCTAACTTAACAGTTAAAACGCCATCTTCCATTTTAGCGTCATTTACTACAACATCTTGATGTAGAGAAAATTGTTTAAAGAATTTTCTAGCTGCTAAACCTTTTTCAATGTAGTCTTTTTCTTTATCTTCTACTTGTCCTGAAACAGTTAGAATACCATCTTTGTATTGAACTTTAACATTCTTCTTATTGAATCCTGCTAAACCTAATTCAAGACCGTATTCACCTTTTCCATATTTTACTACATTGTAAAATGGAAACGATTGGGCTTTTGACCAACTATCAAAGATAGAGTCAAATGCATCACCAAACATTCTGTCTGAATGATTCCAAACGTCTTTATTAAATTTATTGATTAAATCTAGTGCTGTCATATTATCCTCCTTATTTAAGCAAGTTTAATTAGGCCACATTATTGTGCACCCGCAACATTATATAATTATTTATGATTGTATTTCAAGAGGCCACCTGAAATATCTACAAGACCTGTTTCTCTATTTAAAAATTTATATTCTATTTTTGTTATTTCGTAATCTTCTTTTATTTTTTTACAAATTGTTTCAGGATCGAATTCACCACAAGAGTAAACATCAAATTGCATTAAGGCAGGATGTGGCTCATCCCATACATGCATAACAATATGGGAAGTTTCAATAATAGCTGCACCTGTAATTCCGCGGTTTCCAGGTACATTATGGTATTTAACATAAGGACCCATTAATACTTTCATATTAATAGAATCAATGAAATCTCTTAGCCAATTAGATAAAACTTCTTCATCCATAGGAGGCTTTACAGCTTCTGCTCTGATGATTAAATGTTTATGTACTAAAAGACT